CAGGATCAGAGATAACTTGGATATTCGCTACATAATGTAGACGACGCTTACGCTCGCGAGCGAGTGCTTTATCTTCATCACGACCGGTATTCCAAAGTACAGTATTCATTTCAGATACTGGATCTTGTTGACCGATAGAAGTGAGAGAACTTTCGATGTACCAAAGACCGCCAGGACCTTGGAAACCGTGATCCCAATAACGAACCCATGGAAGTTCTTCACCGGCTGGAGCTGGTAAGAATCGAATTACTGCATAACCATTACCTGCTTTATCAGATGTTGGCTTCCAGAATCGATCGTCTACATAGCTTTTGTTTTGTTGTTGCTGTCCACTGCCTGACTGTTCTGCTGCTGCAGTAAGTGTTGAAATGGCTGATGAACGATTACGCTTGAGGTCTGCGAATGACATAGTATTACTCCGTATTATTTGTATTTCTGAATTATCCACTTTCTCATAATATAGACTACATTATACCACACTTTTATTAGGATGTAAACACCTTGAGGATAATTTTTTTCATCCTGTCTGGGTCACAAGTAACAAAAGGAGTATACTTACGAATCTTTCGTGAGACGTCAGGCCACACGATAGTTTCCGTAATTTCTTTATCAGCTCTATTCATAAAGCCGACTAATTTATTTAATATAACAACTGTCTCTAGTGAGATCTCATCTTGCATATATTTTTCTACAATCTTAGGATGACCTTCGATCTTAAACAAGTCATCGAATGATTGTACCTCTTCTGCAAGCTTATACAAATCTTGCTCAAAGATATAGCTAAGGCTCTGATTTACTTTAACCCATTTATCATATGGATCGTCGTTTGATATCATATCACCAATCCACTTATTATCACTAATAAAATGAGATACGTAATATGATATTAACTGTGGTGCTGTTTCAAATCTTTTACCAATCTTAGCAAAAAAGTATTTATCTTTTCTTTTCCAAAAAGACTGCGGCTTAGCTGATGTTTTATAATTGTACTTTATTGCATCGTAACTATCACTTTCAAAGTGTAGCTTAATGGATTGATATAGACTAAATGCTTCAAATGGTTCCATAATTTTCATATAGGCAACATAGTTGTATTGGTAGTAGGAGACTTAACCATATTGTTTCTTGAAGCCTCTGCTTCGATTTTAGAATACAGAGAAGGAGATATTAATCTTCCAGCATCTTCTGGTGGAAACTGGTGGTCTTCACACACCTTGATACAAGCGTCGATGTAGCTTATTTCTAGGCCTTTAGCCATACGATTCTCTACTTCTTCAGAGAATCTTTTCTTAGTTAATATCTTATCTTCAATCATATTAGTTCCATTTATAAAATACATGGTCACCGATGGAGGTAACCTTATTTAGGCTGTAAGACCAATCAGGATTTACATAGTTAGCATGGTAATGAGTTGCACCATACGTAATATCTTTATTAGAATTCCAGAGGAGCAAAGCTCTTTCTGTTATATCTTGTACACGCATATAAGCTATACTATCTTTAGGGTTATCGGACTTCCCGTCACAGTACCAAGAGAACTGACACTGATTCAGTATGATCCTACCCCTATAATCGGTTTTGCTTTGTTTAATAACATCACAGACGTTATTAGGATAGCGTCGATCTTTTAATCGATTAAGAGTAACCATAACTACTCCCATTATAGCTTCTTCGTCTTGGTTCCTAGCTTCATAATAGCTATTCAATACCAAGCAACGAAGATCCTGCTCTGCTAATAAATCTGAAGCTTTAATTGGTTCTTCTATTATATAGGAGAAGTCCAAGTAGTTATATGGTAGCTCAACTTCTTGTACAGCAGCCTGAGGCTGAGAATAATCCCATCCGAGTGCTATACTTATGAGGCCGATACACGTAACAAGACACAGTCCTTGTTGATCCGCCCATTTGGTTCGCTTGTCTTTGTAGTTAATTTTTGCCATTCGTTATCAATTTGCCTCGGTGTTTTAGACTGTACAATTGACAGGAACTCGTCAGGCTTGCGTAACCTTACCTTACGTGATCCACCCCCGAAATTTTGCAATGAAGTACCTTTCACTTCAAATCCATTAACTGATTCGGAAATATATTCAGTTAACTCTCTTGTTTTAACGTTAAAGACATATAGTCTCATAGCGCCAACGATTATAGCAGGAATTACCGAAACAATCTTAAATTCGTTATCTTCCTTGCAATATGAAAGCTTAGACACTTGCTTATCAGCAGCCTGAGGTTTCTTAATACGAGCCTTACGTGTTGCCTTAGCAGCATTCTTAATTTTATCTAAATCAACGAGCATTGCTTCACACGTCTTAATCCTAGCTTTGAGAGCAGGCTTTGTAATGTGCTTGTATGCCTCCGTAGCTTGCTCACACGAGCCGCTATAGGCATCAGTATATTCTTCTATCCATTGGTCTATTACTTTGCGTACATGGTCCGCTGAGGAGCCTGTAAGACCGTGTAATTTAAACTGTTGGTATAGATCAATAGTAGCTTTGTTATCCCCGTCTATCCACTTATCCTCTAGATCCAAAAGATCCTGCATAACAGTATCATTGATCTTGTTAATTGTTCTCTGATAAGGATTAAGCTTAACAACGTTACTTGTTGTTTCTTCTGTGTTGCCAGCTTTCTCTATAAGAATAGCATTACCAATCTCAATAAGATCTGCATAGTAAGCTTTGCATACACCGAACCATTTCTTATAAGGTTCAGGGAATTCTGAATCAGGTCTTTGAGACCAATAGATGCAGGTAGCAAAGTGAGGATGCATAGTAAAGTGATATTCGGGATTAGCTAAAATAGCTTTAGCTTCTTCTTTGGAGAAAGTAGCCTTAATCCAAGGCTTAACGACTGAGGATATTTCTTTAACCTCTAGTTCGTAGTGGAAGTAAAACTTAAGCTTATAGAAATCGTCAATGAGAGGCGCTGCAGCTATTCCAGTCTTAGGTCTTACCCTAACTGTTTTCTTTAAGAACTTTTTACCGATTGCCATTTTGTGCCTCTCCAATTAATAATATAACTATTATACCACACTTTCTCCGCAGAGTAAACATATTTATGGGATCAGAGATTCAAACATCTGCACCGAATCAACCTTAAACGATCGCCAGCCAGCTTTGTTTACGTCAAAAACCTTAATTACTTCCTCTGAGTAAGAGGTTGTAGCATTCTTAGGCTTCATAGTATCTGGTATAGCATTCTCGTTAAGCGTGCATGCCATCTCGCGTACCTCTCCATCTACCTTAGTAAACTTAACCACACATACGCGGTCACGGAGCATTTCAATCATTTCAGAACGGTTCATATTAATTCCTTCTCATTGTTGAGTAGTCTTCGGGGTTGTCTCCTCTTCCAACAGGGACGAGGTTTGATTTGTGCATGGTTGCGATTCCGACGATGTAGTCTCCAGAGTATTCTGTTCGACTTGGCTTTGCTGTTGCCGACGCCTGATGTTGGAATTCGCTTGTTGCGCTTGCATAGATCTGTTTATCCTTGCGATAAACCGGTTGCGGGACATAAGGGATAAATTCCTTCTTTACTTTAGAGACAGAAAACAATTCCATTCGTTCTCGATCTTTCTTCTGTTGACGATGAGCTTCCATTCTCATCTCCTTAATTCGCTTAGGGGTAGACATTAGTTCCACTCGTTATCAAATCTAGTAGTCTCACGATATACATCGCCAACTAAAGACTCAGCAAATGCACGAGCAACTTTAGGTTCTACATGATTGTAGTTTTCGTCCATAGCTTCTAGCTCTCTTTCGAGCTGGCGATCTTGACGGCGCTTAATCTTAGCAATCTTAGCTTCGCAATCTTTAATAAATCGAGCATTAATTTTAGCTTGAGCAGCACGAAACTCTGGGTTACCCTGGATCTTGTGCACTGCGTTTTTAATCATATCGAGTCTGTTCATTTAGTTCTCCTAGTACAAATAATTAATAATTGAATTATAAACAAAGTCTCGGTTTTGGTTAATATCATCTAGCTCTTTATCAGTAGCTGGACGATCGTTAATATTTGCTTCACTAATATAAGCATCAACAAAATCCGGTGCATCATAATATTTGATGTCTTCTAAAACCACTTCACTAATTTTTGCAAAATCTATATTCATATTTTTCCTATTAAGTATTTCCTACGTAAGGTATTAAGCCACGGGATTCGAGTTCTGTTTCAAAGTAAATTTTCATGATAGAAGAACTAACTTTACCATTGACGCTGTACTTTTCTACAAAAGCGTCTTCTGTTAGATCAATTACGTCCTCTTGGATTCCAAGAATATAATCGTTCATCTTAGACATATTGTGTCTCCTCTTTTAATAAAGAATAAATTGAATGACCAATTTCGCACTGGCGTTCGTACTCAGCTTGAGCTTTCTCTTCTTCGAGAATCTCTTCTATCTGATCTGAGAACTTCTTAGCAGCAGCTTTTAAACCTTCAAGGTCTAAGTCCCAGTAAGCATCCCACCAAGATCCGCGAGGTCTAAAGCCATGGATGTCTTTGTGAGCATCTGAAAGGTATTGAATGTAGTAACTACGATCGTCAGAGTGTGTCATAATATAATCCCCTATTAAGAGTATTGAGCGATAAAAGTTAAGCCAAAAAACAAAGCCATTGATGAGCCAACGGCGATGCAGATGATTACGTCTTTAATTAAGTTTTTAAGCATGTTCTTATCTCTCTGTGTTTTTTAATTTATGTGGGTATTATACCGTAAATAGGGGCCTTTGAGAACCCCCTATTTCGTCACAGATCGTAACTTTAAGAAGCCAGCTGAACACGGTTCTCAAAGTCAAAGGTTGTTTCAAAGGGGACGTAACCAGTGTCGCCTACACGCGCTCCGCCGTGTGGCCCTTCGTCTTCGATCTGGATTGTGTAACCCTTAAAGATCTTATGACCAGTTTCGGGGTGAAGGATCCAACCTTTATCAATAACTGTACCTTGGATGTAGTGCTCATCTGTGCTTGCAAAATCCATTGAGCGTATAACCTGGCCGATCTGAGCAATGTTTTCGTATTTCATTTTTTTGGTCCTTTGTTTAATTTATGTGAGTATTATACCAAAAAATGGCCCCCTTGTATACAAAAAGATCGTAATAGATCGTAACTTAACATAAATAGCATAGACATATCCCATACCATAAAGGTCCGACAATGAAACAAATTGCAACCTTTATTATGCTTCTGATGATCCCTATATTAAGTACCCCAGCATTCGCTCAAGCAACAGGAACTTGTACTACTGGAACTCAGTATTGCGAGGGATCTACTGCGGATACCAATATAACATCGACTTCAACCTCGACGTCGACTGCTACCGCAACAAACACTAATAATAACAACAATGTTAATACTAATACAAGTACTAACACGAACAATAACAATAATATAAACACGAATACCAGCACGAATACGAATACTAATAATAACACGAATGTTAATACTAATACAAGTACGAATACTAACAACAATAATAATGTGAATACCAACACATCTACTAATACCAATATAAACACAAACAATAATGTAATGAGTGGCGGCACGACCAATGTCAACACTAACAATAACAACAATGTCAATACTTCAACTAGTACGAATACTAACAATAACAACAATGTCAATACCTCAACTAGTACGAATACTAACAATAATAATAATAATAATGTGAATACTAACACATCTACTAGTACAAATAACAATAACAACGTAAATAACAGCACTTCATCAAGTACTAACGTGAATACTAACAACAATATATTATCAGGCGGAACTAACAACACGAATACAAACACGAATACGAATACCAATGTAAACACTAGTACAAGCACCAATACAAATAACAACAACAATGTCAACACTAGTACAAGCACTAATACCAATAATAATACTAACACGAACACAAATGTGAACACTAGTACTAGTACAAATACGAACAATAATACCAATGTCAACACTAATACTAATAACAATACTTCTACTAGCAACAATACAAACACAAATACATCGACTAGTAATAATGTAAACAGCAACACTAATGTGAATACTAGTACCAGTGACAATGTAAACACTAATATATCAGAATCAACTTCTGACAACACAAATAAAAATATCAACGAGTCAACCTCGTCATCGGAAAGTGTATCTAATAGCACAAGTACAGTAACAACTGATAACACAAATAAAAACGAGAATGTGAATCAGAACATTAACCAGACGCAATCAGAGCAGACAATAAATCAAAAGATTGAGTCTCCTCCTCCGTCTGCTATTGCGCCTTCTATAGGTGCTTCGTTCTCACAAGACTTGTGTACTACAGGTGTAAGCGGTGCTGTACAAACTCAGATATTCGGGTTAGCAGCAGGCAAATCAATTACTGATACAAACTGTGAGCGCATCAAACTAGCAAAAACTATTTACGATATGGGAATGCGTGTAGCTGCTGTATCGCTAATGTGTCAAGACGAGCGTGTATGGACTGCTATGAAGATGGCAGGCACTCCTTGTCCTTATCAAGGTATGATAGGTGACGAAGCTGGACTTGCGTGGGAAGAGAATCTCACTGATGTTCCAGGAGTATCAGAAAGAGATGTTAAAAAAGAAAGAGTAACCACATCGCCTAACATGCCAAGATGATGAAGAAGCTACTACTCAGCTTATTGTTATTCAGCGGAATTGCTTACGGGCAATACCCGTCTGTGCTTGTAGATTTGAGAGATGATCCTGATGCAATAGAGCTTCAGATAGGCGATCTAAGTCAATCTCAGGTCAATCTTGGATTTGATTTTCCGTTGTATGACCAGACCTTTAAGGATGTATGGGTTACCTATACTGGCGTGCTGAACTTTCAAGAAACTGCGAGTGGTGGTAATTTCTGCTGTAATGGTATAGACATGGATGACCCACAATTTCAGCAACAGGCTGCAAATGGGCAATACCAACATCTCAACTATTCAATTCTAGCTATGTGGACAGATCTAAATGTTCAATACAATGCTAATCCATGGTACAAGACTAATTCAACTAATGCTACTTTCGGATGGTACGACATACCTGAATTTGGCGGTACAACTAATCTCAACAGTTTTGAGATAAAATTATTTGATAGTGGTGATATTAAGTTTAGATACGATGAAGTCAACATTCAAAATCACGCTGTAACAGTAGGCGTTACTGGTAATCTACAATTAGGTGATTATGCCCAATTCAAGTTTAAATCACAAGCTGATGGATGGCAATCAGATGTACCTAAGGTTTGGACATTCAATACTCTCACTGGTGTATTTGAAGATCAGTATGGCGACTTAACTGAATATGGTGCGTATGTTGCTCCTGTGTTCGAAGATCCTTGCGAAGAAGATCCAAAGTCTTGTGGATGGTATGATCCCGCAGATGATTTCGGGTTCGATGACGGCATATACGGAGACGATATATTTGATTTTGTGCCAGATACTGTATTCTATACCCCGGACACATATACAGATCAAGATCAGTTTAATAATGATTATGCTGCAATGACACAAATGGCAGATGACTTTGGTATAGACGAATATTATGATAGCTTACCAGACTTTGACGCACAACAAGATGAATTTAATCAACAATTTGAGGAGCAGGGATATGTCGAACCAACAGGAGGATACGAAGAACCAATCGACTTCATCGGAGACACAGAAGAATTCTTTGAAGAAAACTTCCAAATGGAATCCTTTGATGACCTACCGGGAGATTTCGAAGACTTTCCGATGGCTGGACCCGGAATGGAAGAAGAATTTATAGAAACATTCGAAGACCTGGCTGAAGATATAATAGATGTTGTTTTAGAAGAGGATATCTTTGAAGAAGAGTTTGTTGAGGAAGTCTTCGAAGAGATATTTAATAACGAGTCATTTAATGAAGAAATCACCCATGAAGATACTCCTACGAGTAAAACCGAAGAGAATTTACTCGTATCAGAGAATACCCAAGAATCTGTAGATATCACAAAAGAACAATCTGCCACAGATAATCCTGTGGCTCAAGTCAATGCAGCGAGACGCATCGATGCTGTAAGTATTGCAATGGACCAGATTCAGGCAACAGAAGCTACTCTAGATCAATCCGAGCAAATTAGCGAAGATACTGTTTTGAA